CGCTCGGAATTGTGCAACGTCGCGCTACTGCAAAAAACCCTCAACGTCAGCATCGACGGCATAAATATGTTGCTGCGTCTGCAAGAGAAACCGCCGCGCGCCATGATCGGCTCCACGAGCGTCAATCAAACTGCCTACGCCAAACTGAATAAGCCTGGTGGCTGGCTATCCGATGCGAACCCGAACGCAAAAATTCAAACTCTCGCTCCTGAAATACCGCAGGGTCTCTACGAGAGAATCCATGAGACCTTGGAAATGTTCAATGACATGGCCGGTGCAACGCCTGTCATGCAGGGACGCGGGGAATCTGGCGTTCGCGCCCAAGGCCATGCTGAAACCCTAACCAGAAATTCCAGCCCCCGTTTCAAGGATCGCGCGCTTTTGGTTGAGCGCAGCGTCGAGGAAACTTTCGGCTTGGCCCTCGATCTTTGCAAGGCCCATGTTCCAACCGAATTAACCGCATGGCTTATGCCTGGAAAAGGAAACGTCGAAACCCTCCACAAGCCAGACCAAGATATTGAACAGCCACCCGCCCAAGGCATGGAGATGATTAAATTCCGCTACGCCAATTTGGATAAGGACGCCAAAGTGGTTGTGGATTCTCATTCTGGCTCCCCGGCGTTCTCGCACGATGCCCGCGCGCTGTTGTTCGATCTGTTCAAGGCAGGCGCCGTTAAGCCAGACCAATTGATTAAGCACACTCACCCGCCGGGCGAGGATGAGTTAGTTAGCGACCTTGAAATGACTGAGGTTGAAAAGGCTCAGTTCGCGCAAGCACACCCGGAAGTGGCGTTGCAGGCTATCGAGGGCGGCAAGCACAAGAAAAAGTAATTAAAAAATTTGCCAGTCTCCGAAATCAGCCACAAGACTTTCCGCGAAACAGTCAATTTTGTAGTCCCGCCTTCCGCCATCTAGGCGACCTAATTGATTTTTCGCAGTGTTCCTTACCCCATTTATAGAATGAGTTAGTTTTAGCAACTTGTCTTGTTGGTCTCCGCCAGCTCTGGCTTTGGATTCCGATTCCCAGATAAAACGGTTCGCCAACATGATAACGGCAATCGCATGAATGTCGGATGCGGTTACGCGGCGTTTGAGACCTTTCAAAATTAGGTCAATGTCGTGCTCAACCAGCTTGCGTTCAGCGACATATTCCTTGCTGTGCTCTGGAATGAAGATCGCCTTTAGCTGAATGATCGTCATCCGGTCCACAAGGTCCGAAAGTGTCGGAAGATATTTACGCTTGTTCATATCGCGGCCTTTCATCGTTGCAAGAATCTGTCACCTTCGCGCGACACCCTGCCGCGCCAGTAATTTAGCAAATCGAGCATGGTCTGCTCGAATGGAATTTCCGGTTTCCAGCCCGTGTGGTTTTTGAATTTCGTCGTGTCCGGGATTTGCAAATCGGCGTCAATCGGGCGCAGGCGCGTAGCATCAATTTCCCGCGCTATCGTCGCGCCTTTTGGAGACAAACTGAGCAAGTGATCCAGCACTCCGCCTATCGTCACCGTATGCTCGCCACCGATGTTGTAATAAGCGCCGGGGATTGGATTGACGGTCAGCAGCAAATGGTACGCGCGCACAGCGTCCCTAACATCGGCAATCGTTCTGAGAGAATGAAGGTTCCCAACTCTTACGACTGGCGGCAATAGACCAGCTTCGATCATTGCAATCTGTTTTGCAAACGATGATTCGGCGAACACATCGCCCCGGCGCGGGCCAGTGTGCGTAAACATTCGCGTCGTTTGCACGTTCATTCCGTAAGCTTCGGCATAGAATCGCCCGACTAAATCGGTTCCGACTTTGGAAATTGCGTAAGGCGATGCTGGATGAAACGCACATTCCTCGCCAATCGGCCCTGTACCCTTTGGAACCCTGCCGAATACCTCAGATGAGGCGCAAACATGAACTAGGGCGCCCGGCGCGTGCTGTCTGATCGCATCCAGCAGCCGCGTGGTGCCGAGAATGTTTGTGTCAAGCGTATCAAGCGGCGCATCAAAACTGGTGAGCGGGAAACTTTGCGCGGCCAAATGAAAAACAAAATCCGGTTTTGACTTTTTGACAACTTCTTGGATTGAAATTGTGTCGCGTAAATCTCCATAAAGCAGATGAACGCGATCCCCTCTATTGATCCTCGGTACAAGCGTTTCAAAATTATCCAGCGGCGAGCGCCACCGACACATCCCGTAAATATCCCAATCGGTATGCTCGATTAGGTACTCGGCAAGATGCGATCCGACAAAGCCGGAGCATCCGCTGATTAGCGCGCGTGTCACAGAACGTCCCGCATTATCTCGATTGCTCTTTCGTACCACCACATAGAGCCGTTATGCGGAGGGCACCCAATAAACATCGCTGTCTGGTGTATTCTGTCTGCTACGGGAGTTTTTTGAGACGCCCAAGGTTCCCCATAATGATGTTGGGTAAACGATCCGCCGCAAGGCAACCGACAATCAATCCCCCTGGCACGGAAAGCATCGACAAGCCTTCCCCGCTTTTCGGCGTTCTCACATGAAAAAGCTATCCCGAACGGACTTTGGATTGTCCCATTTTTCTTTTGAAACCGGACGGAAACTCCAACGTGTTCGCACCTCTGAATAAAATAATCTCTGTTTTTATTTCTGGCTTCGATAAATCTAGACAACCTAGTTAGCTGAACGCGAGCGACAGCGGCGTGCATCTCAAGCGGACGCAAATTATACCCAAAATATCTAAAATTGTATTCATCCTCGAATTTATCAATCTTGCCGAGCGAGCGCGTCATGCCGTGGTCTCGCAACATTCGGCACAATTTGGCGCACTCATCATCGTCGGTTAGGATCATGCCACCTTCAATGGCGGATAATTGGTGAGAATAGAAAAAAGAAAATGTATTCATTAGCCCGAACGTCCCGCAAAGTTTTCCATCAACCGACGCGCCGATAGACTCGCAGTTATCTTCCAAAAACATTGCGCCGTTCGCTTTTGCTAGTTGCCCCCAAAATTCATGGTGCATGGGGTTCCCAAGGATTGAGCAGCCAACCACCAGCTGAGCGCCTTCCCACCCTTTGGGAAGAGAGGTCGCCCATGGGGCGGCGGCGTTCCATGTTTCGTCGCAATCCGCGACAAGCAAATCCAAGCCATGTTGAACCAGGGGCGCGTAGGTTGTCGCCCATGCCATTGCCGGAACGATTGCCTTGTCGCCACGCTTTAGAGGGTTACGTTTAACGTGAAACAATGCGGCAACTGCCAGTAAATTAGCCGAACTCCCGCTATTGACCATGATGGCGTGCTTCATCCCATGGGATGCTGCAAATTCCCCCTCAAACCCTTCTACCTCGGCCCCCATCGTATAATTGCCGGATGCCACGACGCGATCTATTGCCGCTTTTTCTTGGAAAGACCAATCAGAAAACGCCGTGGGGAATGGATATTTAATCGGCATAGAGTTTTGTTTCCTCAACAAGGATCGTCGAGTGATCTTCTCTCGCCGCGCGGAGATACGCTGGAACAATTTCGTCAACGTAGCGCAGTTCTCGGACCTCAACCGTTTTCAGCATCGCGCGAAAGGCCGGGCCAAAGTCCCCTAGATGCTGCGGGCCTGGGTCTAGCGGTTCTGGCGTTGCGATTGCGGTTCTAATAATGACGCGCGGGCGATAGTCGGAGTAGAGCGGAATTTTATCGAGGTGGTTTACGATTTGATTTGCCGCGAGAATTAGAAAGTTCCAACGCGGATAAATTGAGATTGGCAGCCCGCCAGACAGCGAAATGCCAATCGACATTCCCATCTGCATTTCCTCGGCGACGGGCAGTTCAATCAGTTTTCCTCGCGGCACGCCTGAAAGAGTGTTTGTCATGCTGGTGCCGGGCTTCGCTACGGCTTGGCCGAGAAAAACAGAATTTTCCATCTCGCCTAGCAGCGTCATGGCGCGAGTTATTTCGTCGGAGTAGGCGCTCAAAACTGAATGCGCTTCCCGGCGCCAGAATGCGGAAACCCGAGATGATAAACAAACCGGCGCTCCAAATCCTTCGGCTTTTGCCGGATGCCCCACGTTTCCCATGTTTCCGAACAGACGGACATTCCATTATCCTCAACGACAAATCGGATTGGCAGAGCGTGGCCAGCGGCATACTGAATGCACTCGTGATAAATTCCCGTTGTCGCCGTCATGTCTCCACTGAAAACAAAAACCTTTTCATTTCCTCCCGCGCGCTGAATTGCGAGCGCAATTCCTACGGCGATTGGAACGATCCCGCCGACGATGGCGCTAGAAATAAATTTATGAGATGGGAAGCAGAGGCCCATGGATCGCCCGGCCATAATTTCGGCTTTAACTTCCTCTGGCGGGACGCCGTGCAAAAGCGCTTTCGCGTGTGCCCTCCATGAACAACAACACCAATCCCCCGGCTTTACATCCTTGAAAATAGCTATGAGCCCGGATTCGTTACCGCCGTCCAAATGGATTGGGGCACGGATATGACCCGCGTTGAACTCCGAAGCTATATCAGCCTCGAACTTGATTAAATCTTCCGGCGTCATGCGATGGCTCTGACTTTGGACCGAAACTTTATCGCAGCGAATACCTGTTCCCAGAATTTCATCGGCGAGTGTTCCCTGCTAACTCGCTCGTAAAGCGCCATTGCAATTTCTTCGCAGCGTTTCGGCTTGGTAATAAGAAACCGGCACATCTCAACGCAATCACCAGCGTTGGCATATTCCTCAAACTCTAACCGCTCGGTGAACCATTCTCTCAAGAGAGGATTGTTCCATTCGAGTAAACATGCTTGAGCAAGTGCGGTTTCGATCACGCGGCCCTTAACGTGCTTTCTCTCGCCAGAACCAGTGAGCGGGACATTGACGATGATTTGGCAGTTAGAAAGATATGTGGCGTAGTGCTGATACGATGCGTCGTCGCGCATTTTCAGAATGAACGGCATGTTTTCCTGTTGCAGCCGTTCAACGACACCCTTGCGTGCGTAGCTCCCGACATTCCCGCCAAACCCGATGGGGAAGGGGCGCTCGTCAAACGCCAAGGGTTGTTTTGGATAATATTGTGGACTGATCGGCGTCAAAAGAGATAGCGCGTTACCAAGTCGCGTTGCCGCGTGCTTCCAATCTTTTCCTCCCGGCCAATCATGCGCGCCGTCGATGGTGACGGTTAGATCGAACGCACCCCATGATTCCATTTCCGCAAGCGGCTTCCACCACGGAGGGTCCGCCCCATCAAAGATCATGTGGACCATGGGGGCCATGGCGTGAATCTGCGCTAGGGCTTCCGGTGACGGTGAGAAAGTCGCCCCCCAAGCGCTAATGTAGACAATCAAATCTGGAACAACATGCTTAACATGAGAAATTAGTTCAGCATCGCACCCAACATTTTTATTTGTCAGGTCAGGTGGAGATGCCGCCGCGATGCGCTGGTCACGTTTGGCTTGTATGTCGATTTGTTGCGTCCACTTTTGATCGTAATGGAAAACACTGACGGTATGGTTCCCCATATACCGCAAGCTCTCCGAAATATTTTCGGTGTCGCCAGTCGAGGTGGTTGCGATAAGGATTTTCACGCCGCGTTCTCCAACAATTTCCGCTTGATCTTGTGCCGCGTCATGTCTTGAACATGCGCCAATGTCTCGGCTCCGAATTTCTCTCGCACCATTTCAAGGTAGCGCGGGTTCTTAAAATAAATATCAAACGCATCATCGCGGAAGCGCAGAACTTCTGCGGCGGTTAGGGTTTCGGTATCCATGCACCGGGTTTCGTAGGCGTGCTGAGAATACCCAATCCACGAATCTGGGACTGCCCACCCCTTTGCAATTGCCTCATCATAAAGCGGGGAGCCAGGATACGCCTGCGCGACGTAAAAATTAGCCCACGCCGTATTCAGTTCAAGCGCAAGGTCCAGTGTCTCTTGCATTGTTGCGTATGTGTCCTGTCTTAACCCGAAGATAAAATTAGAGATTACATTTATCCCGGCTCGCTCAATTTCGCGCACCACTCCAACAATGTCATTGCTGCGTAGCGCCTTGTTCGCGCTGTCTCGGACAAGTTTCGAGCCACTTTCAATCCCTAGCGCGAACCAATTAAACCCGGCGCGGCGCAAAAGGGAGAGATTTTCTGGGTTTACGGTATCGGTTCTGGCATAGCACCAACTTGATATTTTATCGCCGAGACCGGCGGCTATAATGCCGTGGCATATCGCCTCGTAATGATTTTTTTTCAAAATGAAAAGTTCATCGGTAAATTTGAACGTCTCAATTCCGTACTCTCGATTTAGTGTAACCATTTCTTTAACCACGGCATCGGGCGAGCGCGTCCGGTAGCGGTTGGTATGTTGGAAAACATTTATCATGCAAAAATGACAGGCGTGGGGGCATCCGAGAGACGTATAAATAGCCGCGTAGGGCTTCCGTTTCGCCTGATCGTCGAGTCTCTGCCAGTTATGGCTTCGATATCGAGTCATCTGGAATAAATCCCACGCGTCACCGTGTAGGTCTTTGTCTAAATCCAAAAGTGGTGCGGCACTGTTTTTGCCCCCAGACCAGACAAGCCCTGGTATTTCCGCAAGAGGTTCATCGCGGAGCAGCCCGGCTATCGTCAGCGGCCCCTCTCCGTCTGCTACATAGTCTATTGCCTCCTCGCGTAAGGTTCTCTCGGGGAGTGCCGAGGGATGATTCCCTGTCATAATGATTTTTTGATCGGCGTACTGTTTTTTTATCTCCCGCGCTATTTGCCCGGCACAAACCATTTTCTGAGAACTAGCTGACGGCTGCTGCCCCTCTACAACAATCACGACCAAACGCGGTCTCTCCACATAAACTATATCGGCAACTGTCTTTGGAGATATTCTTTCGGCGTCCGCGTCTATTACCAGGACGGAAAATCCGTGTTGGCGCAGATAGGCTGCATTTAGCCTTGTCCAAAGCGGCTGCTCAATCGCTGCGTAGTCGTTAGCAAGCCCCTGATAAATCTCCTGGGACGCGCCTGGGTGAATTAGTATTGCGTCAAGCGTCATTTCCGCCCCCTATTATCTGGCGCGTTCAAAATTCTTACGGGCGGCTTGTCTCGTCGCTGGTGCATGAGTGCTACGGGGTCAACACCGCCAACTCTGTTGGGCGCAAAGTTTCCGGCCATCGCCTGCCGTGCGAGCTTCGCCGTGTTTATTCCGCGCATCATGCCGCCACGATTGCCGCCGGCAAACATGGTGTCGGCCATGGACTGCAATCTCGGTTGCAGTTTCGGGGCCATCGTCTCGCCCTGGCGAACATCGCTGCGTAAATCTGTCATGCCGTAATCTTGCATGACCGTCTCTGCGGTGTGATCGACGGCGTTTGTGCGCGGGTTGTTTCCGACATTAGCTGGCGCTCGATTGCTTGAATAATCCATGCCGCGCGAGCGTTGAATTTTTTTACAGTTCGGACACGGCGGGTCTGCCGAATCAACATCCGTCGTCGTGCGCGTCCACTTGTGCCCGCACTTGGTACATTGAAGTTTGACCCGCCACTTGTGCATCTAGGCGTCTCGCAAAGAATCCACGACCGCTTTGGCGTCTGCCTCGAAATGAACCGCGCTGCGTGCGGTCCAAGTTTTTTCGCCTTCGTTCGCCATAAATTGATTAGCCCCGGCGTAGCGTCGAAAGTGGCAGCGAGCCAAGACGGTCGAGATTCGTTTCGTTTTTTCTTCATCAGTCATCGCTTGGCTTCCTCGTTCTCGGCCCTCTGTTTCATTCCTGCGGCCACTTCCTCGCGTAAAACTTCGTCTGGTGACGGCGCAAGTTTCCATCCGGTCGGCTCAAATAAAATGTTGGAGCGCGTGTATGGGTCAACCCACTTACCTTTCGGTTGCCATTTCCCTCCTTCAAACCGGCGTGATTTTTGCCACATCGCCGCCGCTTCGGTTTTCCCATCCGTCAGCGTGAGGTGGGTTCCGTCTTGCGGCGCGGTTTCCATGTCGGCAAAGGCCGATTTGAGTTTTGGTTTCGGCGCGTTCATGCGAGTCCTCTTTTTTCAAGATAGGTTTGTTCTCTGGTTGGAGACGCTTCCGTCGCAAGCGGTAGCCCCGCGTCGATCTGAAACCTCTTACGATCCTCGGCCAAGGTTTCTGCGTAGAGCATTGCGTCGTTCAACTGCTCAAACTTTCGGTGGTGGTCTCCGATTGAGGCGACAAAATTATAGGGCAGTGCCTCAAACTCAATCGTTACATCCTCGAAGCCTTCGAGCTTTAGTTTTTCTTCTTCCTTGATCCAGGCCATTACGCCAGCCCTCGCTCTCTCAGATATTCCGTTTCGGGGCTAAGAATTTCGTCCTCGGCGTGTTCCTCGGCGTTACGGAAAAACTCTGCAACCCTTCGATCTACGATTGATCCCATCGTTACCGGCTCGCCGTTTTCCTCGGCTGTCACAACCAAGAATGTCTGTCCATTTTGGATCATCGTCTTTCGCGGCCAATCAACCCATGCCTTGTTGGCGAGCGCCGCCGCGAAAACTCGATCATCCTTGCCGCGCCCAGCAGCTTTAATGTCATCTCCGTCCTGAGTAACGGTCATCATTTCTTCCAAGAGCGGCGCGGAAGAAATATCTAAAAGTTGTGTTACATAATTATCGCGGAGTTGATTCATGATTACGGACTTAGTACGGAAAGTCATTTCGGTGTTATACATATATCCAGCACCGATTGAATCGGGACGATGGAACAGATACCAACTTGCGGTCGATAAAAAATCATCCCACTCACGCGAGGCCATCGCCTTTTCGTACATCTCCGCGTGCATCTGATCGCGCTTATGGTCAAATTCTTCCATGACCGCGCGGCCTGGGCCGGTCAATTCAAGGTTCACCACACAATCCCGATACGCTCCCGCTAGATGCGCCAAAACCCAAGCGCACTGTCTCGTGTCAATGTGATGGGCCGCATATTCAGCGCACAAAACTAACCTATCGGCGTAGCAGCGCCAGACTGAAATTGCATGACGGTCGGACCACTCGCTGCGCCCAAATGCGGGGTCACATCCGATAACATATTTTGCGCCCTTCACCGGCTCGTGCCAGATGCGTAGTTCAACATCATCAATACGCTCGGGATCGTCAATCAATTCTAGTTTGACCGTGAAAAAATCGTTCCCCATAGAGTAGCGATAGCCTCGGTAAATTACCGGCTCCCCCCCATCGTTCCCGTAAATTCGTGCCAAATCCTGCTGGACGGTTCGCGCTTGGAAAAACGAATGGCCCGACTGAACGAAAGCATCGTCGGCGAGCCATGGCTGATTTTGCTGTAGCATCCCGGCGTCGGCACCTTCCTTGGAATCTTTCCACCGCCGCCACGCTAATTGCTCTTGAGAGATTCTGATTTTGTGTTGCACGCGCACCGCCTCGATTTTCTCTTGCTCAGGCGCGTCTGGCGGAGCCTCCCCATAAATCTCAAACCGTTGGTCTTTTTTAGAAAATGCGTTGAGAGGATTTGCCCACCACCCGATAAAGAACCGATGCTTAGTCGCCGTGTCTTTCCCAGCATCAAGCCACCGCTCATACCAGTGGTTAATTCCCTTGGCCGTACCTTCTTTTATGAAAAGGCGGTCTGGATGGGACTGCGCCAGAGCTTCCTCGAATGAATCAAGGGCGGCGGGGTTTCCATAGTTGGCAACTTCGGTTAAATGAGCGAACGAATATCCAATGCCTTCGCCCCAGACTTTTGTTTTGCCGGTTCCCGCCACAAGAAAATCCAGGCGCGAGCCGTTGGAAAATTCCATGCGGTCTCGGTTATCGCCGATAACCCTGAACGATTTACCAAGAAACCCGGTTGGAAACGATTTGATATACCGCCGCATCACGGTTCGGAAGGCGCTACTATTTTTCGGCGTGTCGGTTACGAGCGCCCCGATTGTCCCCGAATGAACGGCGAGCCAGAAAACATCAATCGCCAGACTGACCGTGGAAATTCCAAGTTGCCGGGCTTTTAAGCAAGTAAAATCGCGGACGCCTCGATCTAGACCGCCGCACATTTCCTCCAAAAAAATTTTCTGGCTGCCCCAAAGATCGAGCGGCGCACCCTGCCCGTCGATATTTGCAACCTCTTTCGAGTCAATGCGGAGCTTGGAACAAAAATCCAAGAACAGGGGGAGCCAGCGGTTTTCGTCGGTCATGGTGCGGCCAGATTCGGATTAACAAACCGCATCTTTTCCAGCAGCGCCTTACGCGCCCAGGTTGATAGCGCGATGCCCTCGTGCTTGGCTAACTGCCTAAGTGCCCGCTTGTGCTGCGGCGTGAGGGTCACGGTGATAAACGCCGTTTCGCTTGGTTTTCGTTTCACTCCCCAGAAATACAGTCACTTGCGAAAAAAGCGCAAGATATTTGAATTTCACTCGGAGAATTTTCTAGAAAACTGGTTGTAAAAAATTCTCCTTGCGCCCCGTTGCTGAAGGTGGCACAAACGCAAACCGCCCCAGGAATGAGTTTCCGAGGGCGGTTCGCAGCCATCAAAGGCTGTGCAGTGTCTGGCTCTGGGAAGGGCAAAAGACACCGCTGATTGTGTGTTTATAGACAGAAACCACAACTCGGCGCAACAAAAAATAAATCCCTCATAACGGCTCAGTCTAGGCTCAATCCAGCGGTGATGTCGCGTTGGTACGGCCTACCGCCTCGGGGCGAGCCGCAAACTGTCAAATGACGGCGTGGAGTCGTTGATCCCTCTCCATGCTACAGAACCCGCTATTTTAACCGATTGCCGCAAGCCAGGGGTACAGGGTAACCGCCACTGGGCCGAACTCCGGCGCAATGAGGATCGAACCGTCTGCCGTAACGCTCAGGTGCAGAAAGGAGTTATCTCTATACGAGGGATAACTCCGTCCATCGTTCGCTAGGTGCAGACCCATAAGAAACCGAGCCAAAGGCGAGGCAATTAGACTTAACTGGCAACGGGCGCAAGAGCCTGAAAGGCTAGACTGAGTAAGCGATTAAGCTAACCACCACGGCGAAAATCGAAAAAGAATTGATGTAATCCGTCTAAATCGTCAGCGGAAAATTCTCAATTCTTTTTCTTATTCCAATTAACGTGAAATCTTACCTTAATTCACGCATTGATCAATTCAACAGCAGTTATTTGTAGAACATGCCTAAATAACACAAATCTAGGTGCCAATCTTACAAATCACCAATTCATACCCCAGAGATTGAAGCGCCGCTTCGTATGTATCTAATCTTGGGGTTGTTCGACCGTGCCGCCATCCTGAGAATGTTCTTTGGTTTTTGCCGCTGATCCTAGAAACCGCCGTGTCGGTAAGCTGCGCTGTTAGTGATAATTGGAAAAACTCTTGCACTAACCGACTGGCACTATCTGGCGAGAAAGGCGGGGTTCTCGGGGCTGTGCTTTTATATTTCGCAGCCCGCACGGCGGCGCACTCGATACAATCGCCGCAGATGTATCTCTCCCCACTATGACCGTTTATACACGGCGTTCCCATATACCGCCGCAAGCCTTTACCTTGAGCCTCAATCCTGTTGGCGTGGGATGTTGCGGAATAGCTCATCCTTTGCTTCCATCACGGGTTTCAGTTGACAGCCTGATTGTCTTTTCTCTGGGCGGTTTAGGTGGTGGGGCTTCGGGCGGAAACTCTATCAAGTACCCATTGTCTATCTGCATCGCCGCGAAAACTGTTTGCGTCGGGATGTTGTATTTGGCGCAGAGGTAGGGAGAGAGGGCTTTAGCAACCTCGGCGCCGGATAGGAAGATTGGATTCCTCATTTCTTTTTCTCTAGATATTCTTGGACCGCCCGGGCGAGCGTGAAATACGCCAGCCGATGATCGCCCATGTCGGCGGCGTGGCGCGCGAGGGTGGCCTGTTTTTCTAACTCAGTCATAAGAACGATTCCTGTTTAACTGGTTTTGGACGTTCAATAAACATGTCGGGCTGTTTCAACGCATCCGGTTGAATGAAAGCGCGCACTGTGTTCATACCGATTTCTTCAAGCTACTTAAAGACATTATCGGCCTCGAATTTTTCAAGCGCATCGCGAACATTTCTCCAAAGGAAGGCTTCTTTGCCGGGAGATTTGGTTATTGGCCCGGCGTCCAGGGAGCGCCGGCAGAAGTTCGCAAGCGCCTTTGTGGCTTCGTAAAGCACTATATCGCTACCGTGATCCGTCGCATCTTCGGATGCGGTTCGATTGAGCAAGCCAATGGCAAGCTGGTCGATTTGATCGGCTGTCGCCGAGCGCGGTAAGTTGTGAATGAGCGAGATAATCCTATCGACCCCATGCCGAAGATCGCGGACGCATTCACGGAATGCCTGCCGCCCTTTGACGGCGCTGATATAGACGCCAGATAACCGCTGTATCTCTTCGGCGGCTTGCTCAAGCAGTTTTGCTGTGCCTTCCGATGTTTGTGGCGGGTTAGCTATCCGATCCATATCGCGCAGAAGCGCGGCGCGGTCGCGGCATTGCAAGGCGGTGTGGCGAGACTCGGCTGGTAGGACCGGAGCGGCAGTCATGTTTTTGCCTTTTCAAGAGCCGCGTTAATCTGTTTCATTTCCGGCGAGTTCGCGTCGTAAATCTCCCAAGCGACCGGACCGTGGAGCGCTTTGATCGTATCGCGCGCCGTTAAAAGCGCAGCGTGCAATTGAGTAAGCCGGTTTACTGCCTCAATCGCGAAAGGCTTGCCGCCGATGGTCATCCAATTTTCGCTATAAACAGCCGCTAAGTCTTCGATGAATGTCCTCATGCACTAACCCCTACTTGGCTGTTGTCGATCCGCTCTTGATCATTATCTATGAACTCAATCTCGGTGTCGTGAACTATAGCGCGGAAGAACTCGAACTCGTCATTCGTCATACTCAGGTCGCCGCACTTGCCGTGCGTAGTTTCGGCACTCTTGCCAGCAAAGACGCTGATATGCGTGTGACCGCCGCGTACTACGAAGCGAAAACGGAAATGAGCCATTAAATATCTCCATGTTCTTCAAGCGCGGCAAGATCGTCGCGGAGTTGCCCGATTATTTTGACGTAGTGGGCCAGTTGATCGGCAGCGCGCCCGAGGCTTCGCGCATCGATGTTGTTGCAGACGCCTTTGCCGCCTTTGGTAGCAAGCATCCGTAGCCAGTATTCATAGTCGGTGCCGCAGCTTGTAACGAGGTGGCGCTGGCGGATTAGATCGTGGTCCGCTTCTTGCCTGGCCATGTATTCGCCGCGCTCTGTCATCTGGCTCACTGCTTTGATTCCCTCTCATAATCTGACATCGTGAAAATACCGTGCGGCCCAGGTTCTTCACTCGTTGGACGAGGCTCGGGGCGCTTAGGGCCGGGAATTACTCGCATACCGTCGGCCGAGTAAGACGCCAAACAGTAGGGGCACGTCTTAACAATTCCTGCCCAGAACGAATGCGAATGCGAGCAAGGAGACTGGATCATACATTTACCTTTTCAGTTACAATTGGGCGATTCCACTTCGCCCTCTCCAGCTTTGCGATTATCTCTGGGAAGGATTTCATGGGAACACCTCCTGCTTCGCTGACTTTGCCCGTTCAATAAACAGATCGGGCTGCTTCAGCGCGTCGTCTATGCGGCGGCAGGCAATGTCAAAATACTTTTCCTCAATCTCGATGCCGATAAACTTACGCCCGAGTTTTACGGCGGCAACGCCAGTTGTGCCAGAGCCCATGAATGGATCGAGAATCGTTTTCCCTTTGAGTCGGTTAACACACCATTTCATTAAATCTATCGGCTTTTGGGTCGGGTGTTCGCGGCCAGGATCAGAGCGTATTCCGTCATAGACGCGAATCACTGTATCTATGTTTGTCCACGCCAACTCAGCCTCGGCCAATGTAAAGTTTCGTTCTGGTTTATTCCATACGAGCCACCCGCGCGAAGTTGGAAGGGAAAAATAATTTCCTCCCCAAATTACAACTTCCTCGCCCTTACTAATAACGAGACTGAGCAATTCTGGGGTTGGGGTCTCTGAGTCCCACTGGTTGCGAACCAACTTCGCGGCATCAGCGTTACCCCACCCATGCCCTTTGCCACCAACCCAAATGCTGCCAATCCCATAAGGTGGGTCAGTCACTACCGCATCGGCCTTCCCAAGCGTCGGCAATATCTCTTTGCAATCGCCGAGATACAGCGTGACGCCTTCGGCTAGTGTTTCAGTGTGGCTCACGTT